AAAACGATCATCTATCAGGCGCGCGATGAACCGCGCCTGGTTGAGCCGCTGCTCATGGGTCAGCCCCTTGCTGTCGTCGCGCCAGCGATCGGCGGCGGACTTGCGGCCCCGCCATATTCCCAGGCCCGCCCAAAAACCCGCTCCACGCTGCTTATGGACTCCAAGACTCCAATCCGGTAGCGCCTTATGGGGGCTGATCGCCGCGCATCAGGGCTTCCATCAGGAATTCGCAGAAGTATTTCTCGCCGCCGCCGAAGCCGAGAGGCTCGATCAGATCCTTGGAGATGCGTTTCTCGATTCGTACTAGGCGAGGCCGGATGCAGTCGGTCGCAAACTCAATATTCTGCTGTTCAATGTTCGAGAAGGTTGCGCGGGTCAGATCGCCCATCTTGTGCGGCGGCACGCGGAACATGCTGGCAATATCGCCGCGTGAAAATTGCCGGGCGTCGAGTAATTGCGCGTCGAGCGGTTTAATGCCGAGCGTCTTAACGTCCATGTCCTCTTCTAAAACTATCGGCTTGTGGTGATTGGCTCCGCCGTGCGCCTCGTGCAGGGAGGTCTTCAAGCGTTGATGAGCATCCGCCGTGAGAGTTTTCTTGTGGATAAATGCGACGGGAGGCGTGGCGTCGTTTTCAAAGAAGCGTGACGCATATTCCTGAGTCGCGAGCGCATTGGCGACCACTTCTGCGCCGACCGAAATGGTACTCATGCCGACCAGTCCATCCGAGGAAAGTCCGCGCAAGTGAAGCATTTCTTCTTGCGCATAAGTCTTCACGTCGCCGCCGAACATATTGCGCACGGAGTACTGCAAGCGGCCATTCGAGAGGCGCTTGGTCGTAACGCGGTCAGGGTGAAGCGGCGTGAGAGAGCCGATTGCATTCGTCGCGGTTTGTTCGATCAGCGAGTAGGAATTGCCGCGCAACTCCAGATGCCCTTGCATCATTTCGAGCCACTCATAGGCGGTCTGCCATTGGTTCGGGCTGTCATGCAGCAGGGGATAGAGCGGATGATCAGTGGCGCGTTCCTTGCCGCCATCGGGCAATCGCTTGTAGATGATCAGTGGCAGTGACGCGATGGTCTCGGCGACGACGCGCACGCAGGCGAAAACCGCCGCGACGCGCATGGCAGATTCCGGAGATACGCGAATGCCGGTCGCGGTCTCATATCCGCGACTTGCATACCATGAATCATCCCACGGCGGCAGCTGTACGCCCATGCCAGCATCGGCGCGCAGGCTAAGAGAGGTGGTGAATTCCTTCCAGAGCTTCATAATGATTTAGGCCGCACGACTGCCAGGATGAGCAAGAAGATTCCCGCGACAAGAAATCCTAGAGGGCGATAGATCAGGGCCGCGCCGATTGTGACGAGCGTTGCTCCCACGAGCGGATAGATGATGTCCCGGAAGAGATTCACAGCGTCAGCACGCCTCGTCTTTCGTAGATTGACCCGCCAGCGTCGAGGATCGCGCGAGTCATCGCGTTAATGCCAGCGGCGATGCCGTCGATCCGCGCCGTGTCCTTCGCGCGATCCGGCTTGGAGAACATCAAATTGTCATTGTGAGTGACCGAACAGAGACACATGGCATTCCAGCGCAACACCGGATGTCCGCCATGTCGCAGGGTTCGCGAGCCGATCACTTCCAAAAATTTCTTGCTTGGTTCGTTCAGTGTTTGGTATCCCTGACGAACGTCGAAACAGCGGAAGCCCTCTTCGACCATCGGCACAGAAAGCTGTCGCGAGTTCCAAGGATCAAAGCAAATCTCCTGCAGGTCGAACATCTCGTCGGCCCAGTACAGCCGCGCCTGCAGGTCGCGGTAGTCGATGACGGCCCCGGGCGATAACTCGATAAAGCCCTGCTCTGCCCATGCCCGATACGGCATGCCGTCGCGGCGCTCGCGCTTCGCCAGTCCCTCTTCGGGCATCCAGTAGAACGGGAGAAAATCGAACCAATCTGCAATTACCTTCCCGTCGTCATTCTTGATGATGTCGCGGAAGATGAGAGTGAGCGCCGTGAAATCGGTCGTCATGGAAAGATCGACGCCCGCCCAGCATTTGCGACCAATGAACCGTCGCAGAAGGTCCGGATGCAAAGGCCGTAATTTATCTTCCGGCGCTTTCGCCATTAAGCCATGCGCCTCGAACTCCCCCTTGCACTCGTCCCACTGGCTCATCTCAATCGCACGCTTTTCCTTTTCGTCCCAGAGATTGAGGTAGTAGCGGCGGAAGCTGCGCTGCGATTCCGAATCGGAGAGGCTGGCTTGGTACTTCTGCCGAAGTTTTTCAATGTCGAGAAAACCGCCATTCTCTTTCAGGCTGGGATTGGCTTTGATCCAAGTTTTCTCATTCGTCCAATCATCTTCCTTATCGGCGGCATAGATGCGACCGTAAAACGTTGGGTCCGAGATGACGCCAGCGTTAATGCGTAAAGCCTTTTCGTGGAGCCGCCAGGCTAACGGCGATTCGTTGCGGACGCCAGCGGTTGTGATCGCGATGGTCAACGTCTGCTTGCGCGTGATACCGCCCATCGAGAGAACGTCCCAGTTCTCTAATTGTTTTCGCGTGCGCCAGCGGTGAACTTCGTCAGCTGCTACGACGGCAGGATTGACGCCATCGGACAAATCGCCATCGGCGGCGACGGCGGCATAGAAGCTGTCCGGGTCTTTCCGTTTGAGGATCCGATTGGTTCCGCGAAGTGGCCGCAGACTCTTCTGGAGGATGGGCGATTGCTCGACCATCTTGCACGCGGCGCGATACACGTTCATCGCTTGGCGCGTGGCGGCAGCTGCCCCGTAAACCTGTGACCCGGGATTCGGGTCCAAGATCAGAGCCAGGAGGACTATCCCCGCGATCAATTCGGTTTTGCCGGATTTCTTGGGCACTTCCAGATACGCCATTTGGATTAGGCGATTTCCTTCGTCGTCGAGCAGCCCGAAAATATGCGAGACTGCGTCCTCTTCCCAAGGCGCGAGCAGGAACGGCTTCCCGTACCATTCGTCCTGAGTGTGTTTGAGAACGCACTCGAAGAAATTACAGGCGATGTCTGCATGTTGCTGCGAGAATGGCAAATCACTTTTCGCTTCTTAGGGTCGTGAGAATCGGAACAATCAACGGAATTTCTTCGCCGCGTTTTATTTCTGGGAAAGTTTCACTCGATAGCAGCAGCTCGATCAAATCGGGCCACGCGTGCCGCACATGCACGAGGCGCGCATCACTCGGCAGAGGATCAGCCGTGACCTCATATGCGTGATCGAGATGCTTTCCCGCCATAAACCATGAGAGAAATAATTCGGTGCTGATTTGAAGTCGCTTGTATTTCATTGGACGACCGGCGGCGGTATCTTCCTTTCGCGTGGACGATTTAATAGCTCGACCAAATCCTGTGCGCTCGTGTCGGGCTTCTCTAGAGTTAAGCGAGTGCGCGAGACTGGCGACAATCCAAACTCGGAGCAGAAGGCGCGAACGCGATTCCAGGCAGCGTTCGAAACTGCGACCGCCGGGTGATTTTTAATTTTGGTTCCGACTCGATCCCCATTTCCATCGAAGATCGGCTGGCCGATGACAATGCCCTGTTGCGCAAGCATCAAATCCGCCTGCACCGCTCGCGCATAATTCACGCACGCGCCCTCGAGCATCATGGCGTCCGGTCGGCAATCCAGATGCATCGCGATCAACTCTTCCCTCCAGAAATTCCACGCGTTGCGGGCCCTTCCTTCTATATGGTCTGGGCAATCGGGCAGACCTCGAGCGGCCTTCGGCTCTTTGGCGAGGCTTTCCTGTAATTTCCTCTTCCCTTTCTTGCGCGGATCGCCCTCGGCAATCTGCTGGGATAACGGTTTGGGTTTTCGTCCTCTCAAAAGGCCTTAAAACGCAACGGCTTACAGGTTCTTAATTTTTTTCGTGAAACGAGACGATTTCTCTTGACAAATCGAGCGCACGTTTGCTATCTTCTAATCACGCTGAGGCAAGGCCAAGGCGAAAACGAAAAGCGGCTACCGACCGCAGGAGAAAACGAAAATGGCTCACAATATCTGGATCGACGGCAAAGGCAAAGAGCACGCGGCATTCGCTCGCGAGGCAGCATGGCACAAACTGGGAACCGTGGTTCCAAACCTGATGACAGCCGCCGAGACCGCTGAACTGGCCGGACTCGACTGGGACGTCGAAAAGCGCCAGCTGCAATGGAACGGCAACGCGGTCGACGCCTACGGTGTGTTCCGCATGTCCGACGACCAAATGCTGGGCGTCGTTACCGATTTTTACAAGCCCATCCAAAATGCCGAAGGCTTCAAGAATATCGACATTCTGATCGAAGCCATTGGCGGCGCGCACTATACAGCAGCAGGCGCACTCGGCAAGGGCGAAGTCGTTTGGATGCTGGCCGAGATTCCTTACGAGATTAAGATTCGCGGGACCGAAGACGTTTCCAAAAATTACCTGCTTTGCATGACCCGGCACGACGGCAAAGGGTCGATGATTGTGAAACTAGTTTCGACTCGCGTGGTCTGCCAGAACACTCTGCAAATCGCCCTTGGCGAAGCCGGTACTTTCTTCCGCGTCGGTCACTTCGGCAACGTTGACAAGAAATTGGCCGATGCTCGCGACGCGTGGGCCGGGATGCTGGGCCAGCTCAAGAGTCTGGAAGAAAAGCTGAACATTCTGGCGCAGCGCAAAGTCACGAAAGAGACCTTTGTCGCCGTCCTCGATCAACTCTTCCCGCCATCCGAAGCCGAGAAGGAAGCCGTCAGCGCCGCCGCGAAAGCAGCCGCCAGCCGCCGCGAAGACAAACTGGCCCAAATCGCCGGACTCTTCAAGTCGAACGATAACAGCGCGTTCCCGCAAGAGAGCGGCAGCGCCTACAACCTACTGAACGCCATCACCGAATACGTCGATCACTTCTCCGGAAACGACCTGAGCCGCGCAAAGTCGGCCATGTTCGGAGCCGGAAACGACCTGAAAGAGCAGGCCCTCGAAGTGATCCTCGAAGCGACGGCGAAGGCTCCCACGAATAGCCGCCTGACCTATGCTACGACCCTGAGCGCGGACGGTGCATCGACGGGCAGCTCAATCCTCGACGACGTAGTTTCCTCGACGGTCAACTAGGGCGAAACGGGGCGCAAGCCCCGTCTGCCAGTTCTGCTGGCACTGATGAGCCCGAAAGGGAGCCAATATGTCTGAGCCAAAATACAAACCGAATCAACGAATTGAAGTTTGGCGCGATGGCAAATATGTTCCCGCGATCATCATCAGAGCTGCGAAGTGGTATCACAAAGGCCAATGCTGGGGTTATGAGATGCAATACGATCCGCGACCCATCACTGACCCGATTACCGGCATCACGCCGTCAGCTGGCGGATGGACATCCGAGAACTGCATCCGCGAGCGTGCATAAACAAACCTTGGAAAGCCGCTACCAGCGGCAGGAGAAAACAAAAATGAGTGCTGCCACTAGAGAAAAATTGACCGCCGTCCTCAATCAACTGTTCCCAGAGTCCACTGCGCGAAAGGCCAAGATCGGATCGAATCGCGGCAAGGCTCGGCTGTGGCTGGAAGGCCAATGGCTCGCCGAGGCCGGGTTTACTGTCGGCACAAGATTCACCGCCGAAATCAAAAGCGCTCAGATCACGCTCCGGACCAGCGAAGACGGCGAGCGCAAGGTAAGCGGCAAAGGCTCCAAGCCGATTATCGACATCAACACCGACAAGCTAACGGTCGTTGCTCCTGCTCAATCACATATCGAGCTGCGAGTGGGACAGGGAATCATTCAGGGCCAGCCGTCGAGTCAGGAACTGGAAACAGCGGCATAAAAAAACGGGCACGAGCCGAAACCATCGGCAGGAGAAAACAAAAATGTTCGTAGTGCGATGCCAAGTCTCAGGTGGAGTAACCGGAACTAGGACCGGGACACTTCGAAAAGGCGAAACGCTATGCCTCTTTGAATCCCGAGAGGAAGCACAAGAGCAAGCCGACCAATTAAATCAGCGCAACGATTCGCCCTTCCGGACATGTGAATTCCGTTACTGGGTTGAGCCGGTCGCGAGCGCATAAGGAGTCGCGATGAAAGCGTTAGAGACTTTCGAGTACTGGATGCAGATGGAAGCCCATTACGCCAAGCTGGAACACGACTGGGCCTACAACGTAAAGGATTATGTGTGGGCCGAACGTTGCAACAAGCTGCGATGGCGCTGTATGGAATTGGCCCTCGAAGCATTGAACCGATAACAGCCGAAAACCAATCGGCAGGAGAAAAATCAAATGCGAAAAACTAAAGCAACTGGCAAGCCGACAGATTCAAACGCCAGCCGCCGCAAACAGTGGACTCACGAGAACGTGAAACAG